GGACTCTCGGGGGACCGAGCAAATGCCTACGGGTACGGAACGCTGGGAGCAATCGAGGGTGGGAGAGGTAGGCGAGCTACTAATCGCCGCAAAGCTCGTTGAGCTAGGCTTCGATGTCTACTGGGCTGCCAACCAGAATAGCCACGACTTTGACCTAGTCAGTCACTTCCAAGGCAAGCTAAACCGCATCCAGGTCAAAACCAGATCAATCCCGCGCAAGTTGCGGATCGGCCAGGATGTCAAAATCGACGGTGGCAAAAATTTCAAAAACTACGATTTTCTTATTTGCCACCTAATGCATCATAATGCTACCTACGTCCTGCCTGCTGAGGCTGCCAAGGCTAACAACATCAGTTTCTACCCGGACGGTTTGACAGATAGAGGCGAAGGTCGCTATGAGCAATATCGCGATGCCTGGCACCTGCTCAGATAGTTGGTTAGCGCATGGTGAGTTTGTGGGGAGTTTCAGCAGATAAGCGCGGAAACAAGATTGTTTCCTAGAGAAAAAGCCAAGTAGAGCGGGATTCAAAATCCGCTTCTTTCACGAGAGTGTGGGTTCGAGTCCCTCCACTGGTACCATCTTTTTCTTCTAGGAAATCTTCTTCTTTCCTAACTAAACAACAACAAAAGCGGATCATCTGATCCTCCTGTGCTACTCAGCAAAGGTGACATGTGGTGACATGTGGTGACATATGGTGACACACAAGCATGGTGAGTTTGTGGGGAGTTTCAGATTCTGCGATATGAGAGAAAGTAGCAGAAAAACTTTTTTGAACTTTTTTGCAAATAACTGTTGACGGTGGGTGTACACCGGTGTACATACCCCCGCAGACGGTGACCGTACACCGCACAAAGCCATGAACGAAATACAGATACCAGGCAACCGAGCTATTCAGCAAAAACTGAAGAAGACCGGGCGAGGTTGGTTCTCCTACCGACTCCGAGTTGTAGCCAGGAAGATCGACAAGTTTCTCAAAAGCAAAGCCGACAATAAGTTCGATGCCGCTGAGGACATCCGCGACCAGATCGCCAAACTTAACCAACCCACTGAGGCACCTGCTGTGGTGGCTAGTGGCGAGTTGATGACCTGGCGGCAGATATACGCTGAGTTGGACGCACACAGCGACAACGGTGATCACCAGATCAGGTCAGCCAAAAGCGGCATGAGCAGGATCATCAAAGGCATCGGTGACACTTTGGACAACTACCCGCATGAATGCACAGTAGACCGAGTTGAGACTTACTTCGAGAAAGTCATCAAGACCGGCAAGACTCCTGACGCAAAGCTGAAGTTGGAGAAGAAGCTGAATGTCTCTTTGCGTCAGGCTAAGTACGGAGTGTTTAAGCGGAGCATGTTGAAGTATTACACGATCCGCGAGGACTTTGACTTCACTAAGCTGAAGGTGAAGCGATACAAGCCCGAGAAGTACCGTAGCCCACAGGATGATCGCCACCTGCGCTGCGACAAGTACATGAGGGACGTTGTGAAGCACGAAGACCCGATGGTCTACGGTTACTACCTCATCATGCGAGTGTCAGGTCAGCGCAACATCGAGGTGATCAATGCCAAGCGTTGCAACCTGCTTGAGGACTGCTTTGTCAATGACCGCATCGTGAAGAAGAAGAACGAGGTGGCGCGACAGATACCGTACCCAGAAAGCTTTACCGAGGAGGATCGGCAGTTTCTGCTCAACTTAAATCCTGACGGTGAGACTGTGCTGACTGGCACCGACTGGGAGATGGAGCAGGGCTACTCTAAGCGTCTGAACGCATACCTGAAGCCGTTTGGCTTTACTGCCTACAAGCTTCGTAAGGAGTGGGCAAGCCAGGTGCTGGCGAGCGGAGTACCGCTGGAGGCAGTTGCTGAGATGCTGGGAAACACAATTCAGATTCTGCTGGATCACTACGTTGATACCGGCAAGCACAAGATTAACTTGAAGCTAGGATGATATTTTCACAGCTACAACCGTGTACACATGTGTTGACATCAAGTGACTATTCACCGATGTCTGGGGAAGCGCATGTTGCCATAAAAGCCAAAGAAAAATGCCAAACCAGAGAGACCCCAAGAAGAAGCAACTCACGGTGTGGAGGCACGAGAAGGACATGGGCGTTTTGCGGGAGGTCGCAAAACAGAACGACATTAGTATGTCAGAACTGATGGAGGTTCTTATTGAAGACTTCCAAACAAAGAAAAAAGCTGAACAGGTTAAGTTCCTGAGAAAAAAACGAAAAGACTAACCTGGGACAACAGATGTCCTAAGTGGGTAGTTAGGATGGACTTGAAACATGATTTCAGAGAGAGAGCTAGAACTAAAGAGACTGCAAAACGAGGATGAGGAGAAACACAAACAGATCACTAGAGAGATTGCCAGCAAAGCAGTCACCAGAGTTGAGTTCTACTCAGCCCTGGCAATCGTCATCACGGTTATTCTGTTAACCTGATATTTTTTTACCGCAGGTGTACGTCCACCTGTTTTTATTTCGAGGTGTACATACACTCACATGACAACAGAACTAGAAGAAGCAAAAAGACAAAAAAAGATATCGTGTCATTTCAAACTGACACCGTGGCACCGAGACAAGCTTGTCAGGATAGCCAAGGCCGCCAGGAGAGACATGACAAGCATCGTTGAAGAACTAATCGAAAAAGCCAAATGAAGACAATCACAGCAATACTAAGCGCGGCAGTGTTTTACTGGGTGACCAGTCAGCCCTACGCAGAGCAACCCAGAGTCACTGCCAGTTACTATGGCGAGGCTTACCGGGGCAATACCTGTGCGGATAACACGACAGTGTTCGATCCTGACGATCCGACACTGGCAGCCCACCGCACACTGCCGTTTGGCACCAAGGTCAAGGTGAGCATTACCAAGGACAAGTTCATCGTGGTGACAATTGTAGATCGTGGGCCTTTCACCAAGTGCAAGAAGACAGGTGAGTACAGTCGCGAGATAGACCTCAGCAAGGCTGCCTTCGCTCGCCTCTGTGACACCCGCGCAGGTCTGATCCAGGTCAAGCTGGAGGTGCTGAAGTGAGAGAGTACCTGACAGCACAGCAGGTGGCCGATCTGCTATCCACAACGCTGAGGACAGTCAGGCGCAACATTCAGAAAGGCAGGTTGAAGAGCAGTCGAGTAGGAGGCTTGCGGAGAGTAGCTGTGGAGGATTTTGAGAAGTTTGCAAAAGGCAGGTAAGCATTATGAGAGTTGATCTAGGAGAACTAAAACAAATCACAAACACCAAGAAGCGACTAGGTGAGTTAGCAGACTACAAGTTTGTCATCATGAAGGTGGACGGCAAGGAGACCGGCTTCATGTTCACAGACCGAGAGTTGGAGGCACCAAGACGCAGGGCAGAAGTACAGCAGGAGGATGCGCCTAAAAAACGCAACTTCTGGCAGAGAGTCTTCAAGAAGCGCAAGTGAACAGCAGAAGCAAAGGCGCACGAGGAGAACGCATGTGGCGAGATCAGCTACGAGAAGCAGGCTTTAAGGCTATCCGAGGCTGCCAGCATTCAGCGAGAGACGCTGACGGCACAGAGGCACCTGATGTGATCTGTCCGAGCCTTCCAGGCATCCACCACGAGGTGAAGTTTGTGGAGAAGCTTAACGTGCAGAATGCGATGGATCAGGCGATCAGAGATGCCAAGGAGCATCAGATACCTGTGGTGGCACACAAGAAGAAGAACTGCGATTGGCTAGTGACTGTGAGAGCAGATGACTGGTTTCGCATAATTAGAGAATCAGATTTAGTAACAGAACAATGAGCTACGACTACGACGATGACTACAGAGAGTGGAAGGATGAGTGCAGAGACTGTGGGCGTACATTCACCAACGAAGGCACTGGCATAGATTGCCCACACTGCGAGGAGGACGGTGATGATGAGTATGAAGAATAAACAAATTTTGGCAGGCCCGGTTTCTAGGTGGTTCCGTGCCGCCTGCCTTCCCCAACCTGCTTTCTTGGCTTTGACAGGTTGGGGAGAATTTCCACGTTTGGAAAAAAACAAATAGATAAAAGATGATAATAGCAAATAGCACAGGATACGAACTGGCACCGGCAGGCACACACAACGTGGTCTGCGTGGATGTCATAGACTGCGGTGAAGCATACGGCATTGAGCCTGATCCGGTAACCGGGATGAGGTTGGTGCCAGGTGCCACCGAGGACAGGAAGCCACAAGCCAAGATCAGGTTTGTGTTCGAGTCAGAGAAGAAGATGGCTGACGGCAGGCCGTTCCAGATAGATCGCATGTTTGGTGCGACACTGTCGGATCAGGGCCACCTGAAGCCGTTCTTGGACGCTTGGGGTATCGAGTTAGAGATGACTCCGCAAGGCCCGGACATCGCAAAGTCAGTCATCGGCAAGACTGCCTTGGTGAACATCATTCACCGCGATGACAAGTGGGCAAACATCAGTAGCATAATGCCGGGCCAGGTGGAACTGAGTCCGTCAGGTGACTATGACGGTGCTGGGACTAGGGAGCGCATGAAGGCTGCCTACCAGAAGAGACAGAACGAAAACGCTCCGTACTGATGATCATCCCACTGCCAAAAGAAGAGAAGAAAAGCCCGAGCCAGCACTGGTACACAATGCAGGCTGAGGCTTGTCACTGGCAGTCGGATGGAAAGCCAACGAACCTCAGACATGCTAGGAAGCAAAAGCTAGTTCCTAGTGTGTCTGGGGTGCTTAATCTAATCGAAAAGCCAAAAATAACTAAATTTAAGTGCGATGAGATGGTGAAGCAATGCCTTCAGTATCCTCATGAAGAAGGAGAGTCAGAGAAAGACTACATTAACCGCATTCACGGATATGCTAAGGCGGCAAAGAGGGACATTCTCGACTTTGGCACCAGAGTCCATCACGGCATCGAGATGTACAACCTGGGCACCTACGACGAGTCAGAAGACCCAGACATCTTTCCGTATGTGGAGACCTACATCAGGTGGGCACAGAAGAACGTCAAGAAGGTCATTGCCGTTGAGAAGACGGTTGTGAACAAGAAGCTAGGCTATGGCGGCACAATCGACCTGGTGGCTGAACTGAGGAACCAGCGCGGGGTAACGCTAATCGACTACAAAACCCAACGCTGGGACGATGAGAAGAAACCTGCGTTCTACGAAACCTGGTCACAACAACTGGCGGCATACCGTAAGACTATGAAGCCAAACCCGCACTGCCTCAGCCTGGTAATATGTGCCACTGAGCCAAGGCCGGTCATTGAGCGATGGTGGTCAAAGCCTGAACTGCAAACTGCGTGGAAAATCTTCAATGCCGCCAGAGTAGTGTGGCAGGAGAGTAAGAACTACAGACCGAGCGATGAGTCTGATCGACAAGGCAATAACTAAGGAGGAGGCACTGAGTCGGGGCGCAATAGCGATCTCTGAGCCATGCCGCAACGAGACTGAACTATGGATAATCAAGAACATGATAGCCGACCTGGAGAGATCGCAGGTGAGGTGGGTGGTGGTGAAGAGTCATCACACGACAAGAAGCACCAGCGGGACTCACACAAAGCCAGCACTGGAGCTATGGAGGTTAACCTAAAAACCTACCCTGCTGATCCTCCAGGTAGCCACAGAAGGCTTAGACTGATAGCTGAGGCTGCCAGTGAGTACTGGGGGCTAAGTATCGCTGAGATGAAAGCTAGAGACCGTAGACCGCAAATAGTCTGGCCTAGAAGCGTCTGCATGTATCTGGGGCTAAAAGCAGGTTACTCCTCAAACGAGGTTGCTAGGTGGTGGAACCGCAAAAATCACGGCACAGTGACAAATGCAAGAGACACAGTGCAAGCACTCCTAGACAACAGACAGGCATACAAAACCCAGTACAGACAGTTTGTTATTTTTAGCAAAAAGTACAACATGAAGCACTGATAGCTATGTATATTTGTAAGAAAATAAAAAAACTACATTCAGAACTAACTGAAGACCAAGCACTTAGGTGCATTTATTTCGTAATAATAGCTATAGTAGCTATAGTAGCTATATAGCTATATAGCTTAATAGATATATACTTAAGTAATTAAGCATATTAAGCACTATAGCACTATAGCATTATAGCTAATACCGCAAAGATGAAGATTTTAAACAGCAAAGATGCCTACTCCTACAAACTCCAACTGGAGCAGGTGCGCGAGCAGATCAGCCTGCTTGTGGAGAACGGCATCTACGATGTGGCAGGCAACCGCATCAGGAAAGAACACCAGGAGCAGTACCGGCAACTGAAGCGCATGGAGCATCACCTGCGTCAGTTGGCGAGTGGCATCGAAAAGCCAACACCGTTTGCGGCAGAGAAGAAGGAGAAGAAGAAGGACACCAGGCCAAGACTGACAGATGAGCAGAGGCAGGAGATGGCTAGGAAGCTTTCTGAGGTACGAAAGAACCTTGGCCGCTGTGTTGATACTCTGGAGAAGTAAAAACGTCTCTGAGGTGTATGTACGCCTCAAGAAAGGCATATAGCGATGAAGGATAAGGTAGCAGATATAAGAATGTTAGGAATAGAGAACGGATGCGTGGTGAGCGTGAGAGCCTCCAACGCAGAGAAGATGAGGAACTGGGAGAAGCTAAACAGCCCCAGTGCCAACGAAGGTAGAAAGCACAGCAAAAGAGCGGACAATCAGTTCCGCAGGATGAAGTGATGAGCTTACACAAGAGAGAAACAGCAGGGAGGCAAGCCTGGCAGATTGGAGACTGGAACGCACCTCAAGGTGGACGTTTGATTGGCAAACACTCCAAAAGCAAACCGACTAACAGGCAGAAAGCTAAGAAGCGGAACAGATGACTTTTATGCAACCGGGCCAACTTCAAGTCCGCACCTTCTGCGGCTATGTGTTCTAATGGTTACTGACAGTAATGTTGAGAGGCCCGGTTGCAGAATTTAGCAAAAACTTATGGAGACAATAATGAAGATCAGACTGAAGGAGCATAGGCTGGACGATGGCTCATCCGTCGAGGTGCCTGTGTTCAAGGCGAGAAGAAGCAAGAACCGCATGTGGTTCAATTGCCCCAAGTGCGGCAACAAGCGAACACACAGCAACGAGGCAGGATACAGAATGTCGCACTGCCTTGGTAGCGGAATAACTACAACAGACTCAGTGCCAGATTGCTGGCCTGACGGATACATCATCGAGTGATGGCAGTCAAAAAAGCACAACGAAAGAAGGCAACGAACAAGCCTCCGGTGCCTGGCAAGGTGGTCAAGCTAACCGAGGATGAGATCGTCGAGAGAAAGGCAAAGCTGGATGAACTCTACAACGCTCCGGTGCAGATGCCTGCATCAGTATTCAGCGCAAGAGCGGATCAGGAGAGCAAGCTAGGAACAGGCAAGAAGACAGGCAGAAGGACAGGTTACACGCCTGATAGGGTGGAAGCATTCCTGAAGAATGTCAGGTCAGGTCTTCCGGTTTTGCGAGCAGCAGCACTTGCTGCCATCCCGAAGTCGAACTTGTATGACTGGGCAAAGAAGTACTCTGACTTCTCGGATGCAATCCAGCAGGCAGAGACAGAATACCAAGCTTTTGCGTTGGGAACG